CCACCGGTGGCTTTTTTAATGATAACGTAAGAGCGTCTGATCAGGTATGGAAGACGGTACACCTTCTTCTACGAATGGGAAAAGAGTGGCAGGTGTAAAGGGTAGGTGAGGACATGAGCTTTGGAAAAATGAATCTACTGATTGAGATAAAAGAGAGTACCCTTACTAAAGATAGTGACGGGTTTTCAAATAAGGAAGAAAGCTTAATTTTAAGAACAAGAGCTTATAAAGATGAAAGACATGGTTCAAGAAAGTGGGCCAATATGGCGGCCTTTACAAAAGCCAATGCCACCTTTCAATTGCGGCAGGCTCCAAATGTCACCATAGCACCTGGAATGATGATTTATTGTGACGAGGGCACCTATAAAATAGTAAGCGTTGAAGTGATTAGGGGGCTGTATTTAGAACTGGCGGCTGAAAAAATTGAAAAAACAAAAGCTTAGGAGGAATTTGATGGCAAGAGCAAGTTACAAAATGCCGGAAGACTTTCTACTCAAGGTGTCAAAACTGGCAGAAAAAACAGATGACATCATTCCTAAAGTTTTAAAAGAAGGTGGCGAAGTGGTGAAAGCCAAGGTCAAATCAAACCTGCAGGAAGTAATCGGAAAAGAGACAAAAGAACCTTCTAGATCAACAGGACAGCTACTTGATGCCCTTGGCATAACGCCGGCAGGTATTGATAGAAAGGGGGATTACAATGTAAAGGTTGGTTTTGATGAACCAAGAAGTGATGGCGAGTCCAATGCAAAAATAGCCAATATTTTAGAGTATGGCAAGTCGAATCAACCGGCTAAACCCTTTTTGAAACCTGCGAAAACAGCGAGTCGAAATGCCTGCATTGATGCGATGAAACGAAAGCTTGATAAAGAAATCGAAAAAATCTAAAAAAGGAGGCGGGATGAGTGGAAGGCAGTATCTTAAAAGACATAAGGGAAGTTATAGAACCATTAGGGCTTCCCATTGAAACAGGTGTGTTCAGTAAAAAGGCACCAGATGAATATCTAGTGATCACACCCATGAGCGATGTTTTTGATTATTATGCTGATAATTTGCCAAGAGCTGACATGCAAGAGGCCCGTCTTTCTCTATTTTCAAAGGGCAATTATCTGGCTAGGAAAAAGGACATAGTAAGGCGTCTACTTGGTGCAGATTTTACGATAACAGACAGGCGGTATCTTGGCTATGAAGAAGATACTGGTTTTCACCATTTCGCCATTGATGTACTAAAAGAATACGAAGTGAGTTTAACTTAGCTATTTTGAAGGAGGAATAAAATATGGCAACAATCGGATTGGACAGTCTATATTATGCAACGATAACGGAAGATACAAGCGGGAATGAAACCTACGGCACCCCTAAAGTCTTAGCAAAAGCCATGACAGCAGAGCTTAGTGTGGAGCTAATTGAAGCGATTCTCTATGCAGATGATGGGGCATCAGAAGTGGTCAAAGAATTTAAAAGCGGAGCCTTGACCCTTGGTATTGATGATATTGGATCCCTTGTCGCGCAGGACCTGACAGGGTGTAAAATTGATAGCAATAATGTGGTGGTGTCAAGAAGTGAGGATGGAGGAAGTCCGGTAGCTATTGGGTTTCGTGCCAAGAAGGCAAATGGGAAGTACAGATATTTCTGGCTTTACAGAGTTATCTTTAGTGTGCCACCGACAAGCCTTGCTACAAAGGGCGATTCTATTACCTTTTCTAGTCCCACCATAGAAGGAACTGTCTTTAGGCGCAATAAGTTAGATGCTGAAAGCAAACATCCTTGGAAGGCAGAGGTCACAGAAGGAGATAACGGTGTAGCTGGTGAAACCATTACTGGTTGGTTTAGCGAAGTGTACGAACCGGATTTCACACCGGTGACACCCTTGATTACGATTACCACACAACCTGATGCCTTAACGGAAGTCACTGCGGGTAATATTACTGAAAGTCTGTCTGTGGTAGCAACATCTAATACCAGTGATCCAGTCACTTATCAATGGTACGAAAACACAACCGACAGCCCGACGGGTGGAACGATTATCAATGGTGAAACCTCAGCGAGTTTTGACATTCCGACGGATCTTACAGCGGATACCTATTACTATTATTGTGTTCTAAGCTTATCAGGAGCTAGTGATGTTACAACGGATGTCGCGACGGTGACTGTATCTTAAGGGGAGGGAAAGTAAATGGCAGATGGAAAAATAAATGTCGATGATGCATCGGAAGAAAGAAGCACGACGATTCAAATTGGTGGCACTGACTTTAAATTGATTCTTACGACCAAAGCAACAAAGGAGATTGCTGGGCGCTATGGCGGCCTTGAAAATCTCGGCACGAAGCTGATGAAAACCGAGAACTTTGAAATGGCCTTAGATGAGATTGTGTGGCTGATTACGCTTTTAGCCAATCAGTCCATTTTGATTCATAACATTAGAAACAAGGCTGAGAAGAAAGAACTCTTGACCGAAGAAGAAGTCGAGCTTCTCACGACACCTTTTGATCTGGCTGAGTATAAAAATGCTATTATGGCCAGCATGATGAAGGGAACAAAACGAAATGTGGAGAGTGAACCATCAAAAAACGAGGTGGTCGGGTAAGTGATGAGGAACTCTTTACCCGACTGATTTATTACGGCACAGCCCACCTTAACAGAAAAGAGGATGAGGTGTGGCTGATGCCCATTGGTTACCTGATGGATCTTTGGGAATGTCATAAACAGTTTATTGGTATCTCAAAACCGAGAAAGGAATATTTTATTGATGATGTGATCCCAGAGTGGATCTAGTTGTCATTTGGGTACGTAAATATACATTAATATACGAACAAAAATGACAAAGAGTAAAGTTTGACATTAGTGCTATAAATCATCATTATCTTAGCACGTTTGAAAAAATAGCATTAGAAACAAAACAAAAATTATTATATTACGTTGACGCCAGAACAGGTGTCTTTTTTTTATTCTGGTAGAGAGGAGGTGGCAGAAATGGCTGATAATTTTGGACTGAAGATTGGTGTAGAAGGCGAGAAGGAATTTAAAAATGCCCTTAGGGACATCAATAGAAGCTTCAAGGTGTTAGGTTCTGAAATGAACCTAGTTACGTCCCAATTTGATAAACAGGATAAATCTATTGAAGCCATAACAGCTAGAAACAACGTCCTGAATAAAGAAATCGATGCACAGAAAAATAAAATCGGTACATTAGAAGCCGCTCTAAAAAATGCCTCCGACTCTTTTGGAGAAGCAGATAGACGAACACAGAACTGGGCCATTAAACTGAACAACGCTAAAGCTGATCTTAATAAGATGGAAAAGGAACTGGATAAAAATGTTCAGGCCATAGATGAGATGAACCAAGGCTTTGATGAAGCTGAAGATGGCGCCGATGATTTTGCAAGTGCTGTAGATAAGGCCGGTAAAGAAACGGAAGATGCATCAGGAAAGTTTGAAAAAATCGGCGGTGTCCTAAAAGGCATCGGCGCTGCTATAGGAGCCACGGTACTTGCCATTGGCTCTGCAGCTGTTGCTACAGGGGCAAGCCTTATAAAACTAGGCGATGATTATAACTCAGCGGTGAATCAGATATCAGCATCCACCGGCGCCACCGGTCAGGAGCTGGAGGAGCTGGGCGAAGTCGCTCAAAATGTGTATAAGCATAATTTTGGTGACAGCTTAGAGGATGTAGCGAATGGCATATCTGAAGTGAAGAAGACTACCGGACTCATGGGTAAGGAACTGGAAAAGGCTACTGAGTCCGGGTTTGCTTTAAAGGACACCTTTGGTTTTGAGATGCAAGAGTCTGCAAGGGCTGCGGGAGCACTCATAAAGAACTTCGGAATTTCCTCTGAAGAAGCCTATAACATCATTGCCACCGGTGCTCAAAAGGGTGCCAATAAAAATGGAGACCTTCTGGATACATTAAATGAGTATTCGGCTCAATATTCTGCCCTTGGACTGAGTGCAGATGAATTTATCACCGGCCTTATTGGCGGGGCTGAAGCCGGAGCTTTTAGTATTGATAAGGTTGGAGATGCCGTTAAAGAGTTTAATATCAGGGCAAAAGACGGTAGCAAAGGAACTGCTGAAGCCTTCACTTCACTTGGGCTGAATGCAGATGAAATGACTAAAAAGTTTGCCAGTGGCGGTGAAGAAGCAAGCGATGCATTCTATAACGTCGTCGAAAGATTAAATGAGATAGAGGATCCACTTCTGCGTAATGCAGCAGGCGTCCAGCTTTTCGGGACACAGTTTGAAGATTTAGAGGCGGGGGTGCTTCCGGTGCTTGCCGGTATGAAAGACAGCACCATTGCAACGAAGGATGCCTTAAGTCAAATTACAGAAGTAAAATATGATAATCTATCCGATGGCTTTGAAGGCGTTAAAAGATCCATGCAGGGTGTGTTTTTACCGGCGGTGAGTGAGGTCTCTTCAGGTATTACAGATTTGTTTTCTGAACTCTCCAATGGGATTAACGGGGCAGATGGAGATTTTGAGAAAATATCAGACGTGATTGGTGAAACTGTGGGCGGCATTACTACGCTCATAGCAGAACAGCTCCCTCAATTTGTGACCCTTGGATTGGATATCGTCATGGCTCTTGGAGGAGCGATTATTGACAATCTTCCTCTTATTATTGATTCGGCCATGCAGATTATTATGACCCTTTTATCAGCCCTGATTGAAGCCCTTCCTCAGATAACAGAAGGCGCATTATATCTTGTGATGGCTCTGGTGGATGGGATTATTGCCAATTTGCCTGCCCTAGTTGAAGCCGCTCTAATGATGATTGTGACCTTGGCAACAGGAATTGCTGAAGCCCTTCCTGAACTCATTCCATCTATTGTAGAGGCCATCATTTTGATCGTGGAGACACTTATAGCCAATATGGACCAGATTTTAAATGCAGCATTTCAGCTTGTCCAGGGTCTTGCTACAGGGATACTAGGTGCTCTGCCGACACTGATTGAAGCGCTGCCGCAGATTATTAACAGCATTATTTCCTTTATTACCGCGAACTTACCACAGATTATCGAGATGGGTGTAGAGCTGACGATTCAATTAGCAGCAGGATTAATTAGAGCTATTCCACGGCTTGTAGCTCAGCTTCCTCAAATCATCGCAGCCCTTGTATCGGGACTTGGAAGTGCTGTTCCATCCATGATGGATGTTGGAAAGAACATCTCAAGAGGTTTATGGGATGGTATCTCTTCCATGATTGGCTGGCTGAAAGGGAAAGTTGATAACATGGTCGGCGGAATCGTAAAAGGAGTTAAAGGAGTTCTCGGCATCCATTCACCATCAAGAGTCTTTGCTGGTATTGGTGCCAACATGGGCCAAGGTATCGGAGAAGGTTTCTCTGAAGCTATGAGTGGTGTTGAAAAAGATATGCAAGGGTCTATTCCGACAGACTTTGATTTAGATTTGAACTCTCAGGTGACAGGTAGTTTAAGCGGATCTGAAGGAGCTGTTTTTGATGTCACGATCCCACTGACTATTGATGGAAACATATTAACTCGTGTGATTGCCCAGCTTCAATGGAATCAAAATACCGTGACCGTTAGAAACCTTGGGGTGGCAGGATTATAAAATAGAGAGGAGGGAGCCTACTTGATTGAAATATATGCAGGGACCACTTTAATTCAAACCGTTGGCAAAGTGATGAGTGCTAATGTGAGAGAAACACTAGAGGGAGAATTTACCCTTTCATTTACGGTTTTAGCGAAATCAGCATTGGCACTTAAGGTAAAACAGATAGCAAAACTGGATGATCAGTATTTTGAGATTGTTCAAATTTCAAAAAGTCTTCAAGGTAGCCTTCCTGTTTGTTCTGTAATTTGTGAGCATGTGTCCTATATACTTAATCATGAGATGTATAACATGACCAGTTTTGATTTTACAGGTGATCCGGCAGTAGGACTGACAGACCTTCTTAATGGAACGCCCTTTACCGCGGGGGCAGTCGAGTTTACTGGAAGTGTCACTATGAAGATTAACCAAGAAGTATCAAGACGAGCCGCTCTGATGCAGTACATCGCTATCCTGGGAGGCGAGATTGAATATAATGGTTATAACATCAATATCCGAAGTCATCGAGGCAGTAATACCTATAAGCAGGTGATGGATACTAAAAATGTCACCAGTGTCGCAGTATCCCATGATTCTAGAGAGAATGCTTCATCCTATGATATTTCATTTTTCAAGTTATTAAACCTTGCAGTAGGGGATAATGTGCAGATTGTTTTTACACCCCTTGGGATTAATGTTAAAACGAGAATTATTTCCCTTGAGTATAACCCTTTTTACAGGTACCACATCAAGGTGGAAGTGGGTGGTTACAAGCCGAGTATTTCAGATACCTTTTATCGTTTGGAGAATTCCATTTCAAATGTAGGGAGCTCGGTCAATGATATACAAACCCAGGTCAATGACTTAGGCGTATCCTATACCATTGTCTCGGATATTGTGGTCAGTGAAAGTACCATTAATGTGACCTATGCTGTTGAAAATGGGGCAGCAGAGCAGTACCATGCAAACTATTCATATACTGTGGATGACAGTGGAAGAATCACCAGTATTACACTGAATGATATTTTCTCTGAGCTTCTATTAAAAGAGGTGTCCCAGCTAACGGTGGGCAGCACGAATTTTGACATTGTCTATGCAGATTACACCACAGCAACTTATAACTATACAACTGATGCTAGTGGTCGCATCACCAGCGTCACCAAGGTTTAGAAGGAGGTCTTTAGATGAGTTATGATAAAAATTTTAATAATGCTTTAGCCATCTGGACAGCCCTTGGTGGCAGAGGAGAAGTGGTCTTTGGTATTCCAACCCTTTCTTGGTCTAAGAAGCATTATAATGATTTTGGCTACACCCAATATGGCAGTGAAACCCGGATTGATGTGTATGATAATGGCAATGCTCAAATCGCTGTTTATCAGGCAAAAACACCCTATATGTCTTATTTCAATTATACAACAGGTCAGTGGACTGTGGTGGATTGCTTTTATTGGAGCTATGGTGCACCGGTCATTTTATGGGCAGGTGGTGGTGTGTTTCTTGCCAAAATTACAGGTATGGCTAATATCATTGCTTCCTTTGATGGCATCACTTGGCATAATGCAGGCTACTGTGCCGGGGCCTATAATGCCATGACCTGCGGGGCTTATGATATGAATCAGACGAGTGGTATTGTCAGCTGGTGGTATTATAAGTCGCCGGTTTATTATAGCTTTGATTCATTAACCGAAAGAACAGCCTGGAATTTGGTTGGTTCGGATGGCACTTCAGTTCCAATTTTTAAATACCTAACGACCCATAAAGGTTTATTCGTTGGTGTAGTTGGGGGAGATAAATCCATAGCCACTGCCAGTACAGCGAGTCCTGGATCCTGGATGACGACCATTCCAGAAGATGTGAATGAAACAAGTTATATGTATATTCGCTCAATCAATGATGTGCTTTTTGTAATGAAATATACTTACACCAACGTGGGCGGAGATTACACCTATTATGTCACCCTATGCGTTTTAAATGATACAGCGACGGTGCTGACTGAAACGAACCTTAGCCGGGTGGGTGATCTTGCAGATAATCACAACCCAAATCCTCAGAATATCATCTGGATGGATGACTGGGGCAAGTTTGCTCTCTTTTCAGAAAGCATGCTCTATGTCTCTGATGATGGACTGACCTGGGAAGGCGTCGAACAACCTGGATTTACAGTGAGTCAATACGACACTTTTGGTGGATCTATTTATGTTCCTGGGGACGGCTTTTATGTTAAAGCCAGCGGCTATGTTTATCATGCACCTTATTAATCGATGAAAAGGACTAAGTAAAAAATCAAGACGCTTATGATACATCTCATGGGCGTCTTTTTTATATACAAACTTAAATGAAAGCGAGGGAAAGCGATGAAAGAAATATGGAATATTGTTCAAATGGTTTTTGCAGCTGTTGGCGGATGGTTGGGTTACTTTTTAGGGGGTTACGATGGGTTTTTATATGCGTTGATTGCCTTTGTGGTGGTTGATTATCTATTAGGCGTCATGTGCGCAGTGATTGAGAAACACCTATCCAGTGATATTGGCGCTCAAGGTATCTTTAAGAAAGTCGTTATTTTTTCTTTGGTAGGCGTGGCCCATATTATCGATCAAAACATTATCGGGGATGGCAGTGCTATTAGAACGGCGGTGATTTTCTTCTACTTATCAAATGAAGGGATTAGTATTATTGAAAATGCCACAAGATTAGGATTGCCGGTGCCAGATAAATTGAAGGACATCCTAGAGCAGTTAAAGGATGGAGGCGATAAGGATGGCACTAAGTAACTTAAAAACAAAGTACATGACCAGAAATGATTGTTATACAGCTGGCAGAAAGATTAAACCTAAAGGAATTATGGTTCATTCTACTGCCACACCGGGAGTGATGGCTGCTGATTGGCTTAGCCGGTGGAACAAATCCTACAAAGCAGGAGAGATTAAAAGACAGGTCTGCGTCCATGCATTTCTGGATGACAAGGAAATCTGGCAGTACCTGCCCTGGAATCACAAGGGTTGGCATGCCGGAGGAGATGCGAATAATACCCACGTCGGTTTTGAGATATGCGAGCCGGGTGGGTTTTCTTATTCAGGTGGCACTACCATGGTGGGCTATGATGTGAAGAAAAATGAAGCCTACTTTAGAGCAGCTTGGCAGAATGCAGTGAACCTTTGTGTCCATCTCTGCAGAGAGTATGGTCTGACTGAGAAAGACATCATCAGCCATGCGGAAGGGAATAAGAAGGGAATCGCATCAAACCATTCAGATGTGGGTCACTGGTTCCCAAAGCATGGAGAGAATATGGATACCTTTAGAGCTGCAGTAAAGAAGGCACTGGAGAATGTAGGCGAAGCCAAAGAGGTCTTTGAAGCTGGCAATATTGTAGAAATCAAAGCGTCTGCTAGAACCTATTATCCAGGCGGTCCAATCATTCCAAATTGGGTGAAATGGAACTATCATCTAATCACCCAGGATGTGTTTAATGGTAAACCTGTGATCAAAGGCGGCAAGGAATGTGTTCTTCTTGGTAAAACCATCCTCAAAAGCACTATGGGTGAGAAGGCTGGCATTATGACTTGGGTTGATAAAGACAATCTTGAAATGGTCAGTGCTGGTGTGGAGGTTGAACCTGAGAAGGAATACAGTAAAAAATACTACCGTGTGCAGGCAGGTGCCTTCAGCGACAAGAAGAATGCAGAGGCCCTTATGGCCCGTCTTAAGAAGGCTGGATTTGATGCTTACATGAAGTATGATTAGAAGAAAAATTGAATTATTGGGCCGGTGTTATTTTTATAGCATCGGCTTATTTTTATCCCTATATATAGAAGAAATGACTTGATAAATACTCTCTTTAGAGTGATATATGTAATACGCAACAAGGCTTGGGACCTTTGATTCGAGGGTTTTAAGCATTATTATTTTTGACCTTGGGGCTAAAGAAATTATGCCGCGTGATGCGAACCAAGGGATAAAAAGGAAAGGAGGAAATGAGCATGAATTATGCAAGAGTTCAGGTTGAGCCTGTTCAGCAACCCAGCGTTTCTGTAATAAACAACGTCGATTTAAACAGAAGCTTGGGCCAGGGAAAACCACATAAACCTAAAGTTGCATCATACTGCAGAGTGAGTTCTGAAGAAGAGTTACAGCTAGGATCCCTTGAAAACCAAATTATTCATTACACTAATTATATTAGATCGAAGACAGAATGGATTTATGCAGGGGTTTACTCTGATAAAGGAAAATCCGGAACGGATATGTCCAAGCGAACTGGCTTTAATCGGATGATTAGAAAAGCAATGAATGGTGAAATTGACATTATTATCTGCAAGTCTATTTCTAGATTTGCAAGGAATGTAGTGGATACGATGGATGTTGTAAGACAGCTTACTGAAAAGGGCGTCCAGGTCATCTTCGAAAAAGAGAGACTGAACACCAAAGACATAACCAGTTCACTACTAATAAAGATTTTGGCCACATTTGCAGAAGAAGAGAGTCGAAGTACTTCAGAAAATATTGAATGGGCCTTAAGAAAAAGATTTGAAAGAGGTGAAGTTGTTGCTTCGCAACTCTTTGGTTACAAGACAAAGAAAAACAAGAAGTGGGAGATTGTTGAAAAAGAAGCGGCCATAGTAAGAGAAGCCTATGCAATGTTTCTTTCTGGCGATAATCTGACAGCCATAGCCCAGCATTTCATTCGTAGAGGATACAAGAAGCGCTCCGGAGAGATTGATTGGACATCTTCTAATATAAGCAGCTTTCTTACAAACGAAAGATATTGTGGAGATGCTCTTAGCAGAAAAACATGTACTTTGGATTTTAGATCTCATAAGACAGTGGTTAACAGGGGACATAAGCCTCAGTATTATGTTGAGGACCATCATGAAGGGATTGTGTCAAAAGAAGATTTTCAAAAGGTCCAAGAGATTATGAATGAGAACAAAACCACCCAATCAAATAAAGGAAGATACAAACGCTCCGCTATTACCAGCAGAATTGTCTGCGCCAGCTGTGGAAAGAACTATCATCGCTTCGGTCAGAAGGGGAAAATAACCAGATGGCGATGTTCGTCAAATGCAAAGAGCGGACTTTTATGCAAGGCTCAACCTATTGAGGAGACGAAGATAGAAGAGCTTCTCATAGAAGGTTTTGAAAAACGTTATGGCATGGATCAGAGAACAAATGATGGCTTGCTGATTAAACAGCTTATAAAAGAGTTATCAAGTGCAGAAACCGTAAGAGAAAGAGAGCAAAATCTGTTGAGGGTGGAGCTTGAAAAGTGCCTGATTGCTGAAAACAATGCTATCTTAAAAAATCTAGATGTAGAAGACATCAAGGCTAAAAGAAAAGAAGTCGAAGAAACAATCGCTGAAAAAACAAAGTTATGGGAGGCTTTTGACAAAGACCATGTCTTTAGAGAAGCATCCTTGAATAAGCTTAAAACCCTCAAGGGTTCAGATAAAGCCATTTATAAAATACTAGATATCTCTTTTATAAGAGCGTGGGTGATTCACATTACAGTGGAGTCACCTTTTTTATTTACCATTAAGTGGATTGATGGAGAAGAAACCGTTGTCGGTCAATTTAGAGGAGGAATGTACTATGACTCAAAATAGAAACTCTTCAGCGATGAATCCTCGGGTTCGGGTAATACCTGCGAATATGAACATGCAAAGAAGAGGGGAAGGAGAAGAAGAACCAAAGGTTAAAGTTGCAGCCTATGCAAGGGTGTCAACTCTTGAAGAAGAGCAACAGTCAAGTTATCAGCTTCAGGTTTCCTATTTTGAAGAATACATTGAAAGAAAACCGGACTGGGAACTTTATAAAGTGTATAGTGACGAGGGTGTAACAGGAACAAATACAAAGTACCGAACCGGCTTTAACCAGATGATCAAGGATGCTAAAGAAGGGAAATTTGACTACATCATCACCAAATCCATCAGCCGATTTGCACGAAATACTTTAGACTGTCTGACTTATGTGAGGATGCTTAAAAACCTAGACAAACCTGTGGGAATTATATTCGATAAAGAGGGAATTAACACATTGGATTCCCAATCAGAAACGATTCTGGTTGTCATCGCAAGCGTTATGGAGGAAGAAAGTAGAACCATAAGCGCCAATGTAAGCTGGGGTGTTCAGAAGAGATTTTCAAGAGGAATACCACACATACCGACAACCTATTTTCTCGGCTACGATGAGGATGAGGAAGGCAATCTAATCATCAATGAAGAAGAAGCCAAGATTGTAAGAAGAATATATCGAGAGTTTCTAAGCGGGAAAGGAACACCACTTATTGCCAAGGGGCTAACCAAGGATAAAGTAAAAACCGCTAGGGGAAACACCAAATGGACCAGCGATTCGGTTCTCAAGCTGATAAAAAATGAAAAATTCTGTGGTCATGCACTGTGCCAGAAGTCAGTTACTCTAGACCCTTTAACCCATAAGCGGGTGAGAAATAAAAATCACAAACCGCAGTATTTTATTCGTAACAATCACCCGCCGATTATTTCAGAGGAAGATTGGAACGCGGCTCAGAAGGAGCTGGAACGTAGAAGCAGAATGCGTCATGATCCAGATGGGAAGTACCGAAGATGTTATAGCAACACAGCTCCCTTTTCTAACATGCTATTTTGTGGGGAGTGTGGGGTTCCGGTGCACAGAAGACGCCTTACCTCAAAGAAAAATGGGCAATCTTATAAATTCACGGTATGGCAGTGCAGGGTATCAGCGATGAAAATGGAAGCGGATTATAAATGCCATACAAAGTATATATGGGAAGAAGTCATTGAAAGAGCTTACAATGAGATGCTTCTGAAAATGACAAAAGAAATGGATCAGATTCGAATGGAAGGTGAAGCGGCCATAAAAGAGGTCAGCCTATCTGAAGAAGAAAATGTACGATTAGAAGAAGTGGAAGAAATCATTGACAGAATCAGCGATCAAATTACTGAAATGTCTATGAGAGAGAGTATCACCAATGACCCAATTTATGACGCCACCCTTAGAAATCTCATTTACGAGTCTCAAATTTACCAACAAGAACATGAAAACCTCCTGAAGAATAAAGAAGAAAGTATCTTCATGAAGAAGAACCTGGATATTCTTATTGAGTATCTACAGGGGCTGCAAGACTTCGAAACCTTCGATGCAAAAATGTTTAGAGAGACTGTTGAACGGGGTCTTATCTATGATGATTACCAAATGGAGTTTATCTTTAAATGTGGGGTCAAGCGAAAGGCCCTCGGCTGGAGGAGAGGAAAGGACCCGGTGGAACCGCTGAACTTAGATACTCTTTAAAAAATAGATTCCGAAGCCGTAATAAAAACTGAATACCTAGTGTACTTAAAATACTCCTTTGACCATTAGAGATTGTACTTGCAATATGTTTCATACAGAGGGAACATACCAACAAGCGTAATCTTTATGAGGAAAGGAGTTTTTTAAATGGACCAAAGAGATAAGGCCATGTGGGTACACACACTGTGGGATCCGCTGGACGAGATGCATCAAAGTCCACTGAACAGCAAAAAAGAAGGTATTCGGGTTGCAGCTTACTGCAGAATTAGTAAAGGCAACACCAATTACAGATCCCTTGAAAATCAAGTGAGCTATTACAGCAACTATATCTACAATAAGCCAAATTGGAAATTTGTCGGAGTGTATATCGATAATCAAATATCCGGTGGAACCATCGAACACCGAAATGGATTCAAGCGAATGCTTCGTCATGCTAGGGAAGGAAAGATCGATTTAATTCTTACGAAGAGCATATCCAGATTTTCAAGAAACACAAAGGAAATCTTAGAAGTGCTTCAACAGTTAAAAGAAAGTGGCACAACTGTATTTTTTGAACGTGAAGGCGTGGAGGTTTCTAAGGGTTTGAGTTCACTGGTCTTAGAGACTCATGCAGCCATGGCCCAAGATTTCATCGAAGGGGTTTCAAACCTTGTGAAGTTTTCTTATCAGAAACGCCTGAATGAAGGACGGCCTTATTTTCATGAGATGTACGGCTATGATTTAGTTGAGCCAGGTGGCAAAGACATGGTGAAGATTAATGAAGAGGAAGCAGAAGTAGTTAGGTGGATTTTTAATCAGTTTATTGGTGGCGCCACTTATGCTGATATCACTAGAGAACTTATACATCGAGGAATTAAAACAAAAAAGGGAAATGATCGGTGGGCCCATACACAAATTAGAAAAATCATTAATGCGATAGCCTATACAGGAAACAAAAGGGCAAAGGCACAAACCAAGGACCTTTTTACAGGAAAGATTACTGGCAGCGGTCCTTACAAAGATCAATACATGATTGAAAATAGTCATCCGGCGATAATATCCATGGATGTATTTAATAGAGCTCAGGCGAGGGTTAAGAAAAACAAAAGAACTAAGAAGCAAATTAGAACGCCAATAAGTAACCCGCTGAAATATAGAGTATTTTGTGGTCGATGCGGAAAATTGGTGCGAAGAAAAAATGACTATAGATATGGATGTGCCTACACCAATGCCAGCGTGAAGCTTTGTGATTTAGAACTTATAAAAACTTATGACCTTGTTGCTATGGGGTTAAGAGGCTTATTCGAACGCATGCTGGGGTTAACCATTATTGCAACTAAAAACAGAAAAGACATCACATATGAAATGGTAGATCCCCTTGGCAGAAGTGAGAAGACTTTAAAAGAAGATTTTCGTCTGATGCTTAGGGATCTTGAGAGAATCCTCATCAGGGTCAACCAGAATGACCATTTTGAATTCCAGCGCCTAAAGTATTTTACTGACATCGAAATTGCCAAAAGGCAGAATCAGATAGAGCTGATTGAACAGCTAGAAGATGAATATTCCTCTTTTGAAGAAAAGGTTGGACGTATTGAAGATGATAGAGAGTATCGAAATGATGCTCTTGTTTGGTTAAGGACCATCAGAGGCATAGACCATTTTATTAATTCTGCAACCATTGAAATGGTTAGAGCGTGGATGACAAAACTGATAATCTATTCAGGGTCAGCTTATGTTATCGAGTGGATTGATGAAAAAACAACGACGATTGGGCAAAAAGAAATTCCTGGTATCGTAGAAGCTGCAGAAAACAAACGATTAGAAAGGGAGAGCCGACTAAAGAAACAAGAGAAACCTTTATTAAATGATCTTATTAACTTTGAAGCTGCAGAAGATTCTTTAAAAGATAATGAAAATTCTAAAGCCCGGAGAAAGGAGGAACTCTTAGTGGAAGCAACAGCGATTACAGCAGACTCAAAGAGTCTGGCAAAAATAAACAACCAGAATATACCTATGCGCGACGTGGTTGTCCTTGAGCGTGGCCTAAGCATTAAAGACCTAGGCGATTTAAAGAAGAATATTCTTAAGAACAGGATGAGTCAGCTCAAGCAGGAAGAAAAGAAGAAACTGAGAGTTGCAGCGTACTGCAGAGTATCAACAGAGATGGATGAGCAAAAGCTCTCCCTGCAAACCCAGCTTGCATATTATAACTACAAAATACTTTCGAATCCTTTATGGGAGCTTGCCGGAATCTATGCAGATGAAGGGGTATCAGGAACTATAACCGAGCATAGGGATGATTTTAATCGGATGATTGAAGACGCGAAAAAAGGTAAGATCGATATGATCATTACAAAATCCATCTCTCGATTCAGTAGGAATGTGGTTGATGTTTTGGGAACATTAAAGACCCTCCATGAGTTAGAACCGCCTTGTGTCTGCTACTTTGAAAAAGAAAACTTGAAGAGCAATGATCCAAACTCTTCATTAATTTTATCGCTAATGGCTACCGTCGCAGAAGAAGAGATTGTTTCCTTATCCAACAGCATCACCTGGGGCGTACAAAGTCTTGCTCAAAGAGGAACCATCAGTAGAAGGACAGATATGTATGGATACACCATTGATAAGAACAGGGAGTGGCACATTGTTGAGGAAGAGGCAGAAGCGGTTCGATTGATGTATCAATTATTCATAGAAGGTAAAAATATTTTTGAGATTGTTGAACATCTAAATGAGCTGGGGATAAAGAGTCCAAAGGGCAGTGACTATTGGAATTACAATACTATCCGAGAAATATTGAGAAATGAAAAGTATCTCGGTGATTATGAATTTCAAAAATACTACACGAAGGTTGCCGGGAGCGTACGAAAAGCCAATTATGGCCAGGTTCCTAAGTATTATATTGAGGAACATCATCAGGCCATCATTGATCGAGAGACATTTGAAAACGCACAAAAGGTTTTCGAAGATAGGAAAAGGAACCCTGTAAAGAATGAGAGGAAAGACGGGACAGCAGGTAGAGAAATATATTATAAGAAGTTCACTTGTGCTGAATGTGGCCATGTAGTAGCAAGATACAGAAGCACCACCTATTATTCCAGAGAAGGAAGTGCATGGCGATGTTTTAACTCTTTTCAAAAACTAGGATCGACATGTAATGTGTCCATATCATTTGACGAAAGGTATATGGATTACTGCTTTGTAGATACACTAAGGAAAATCAAAACCAGCGAAGACTTTAGGCATCAGATAAAAGCGCATTTGAGAAAATTGGATTTAACGAAAAAAGAACTGCAGCATAAAGAGCACCTTGAAAAGCAAATGGAAGCATTAAATCAAGAGCTTTATAAGGCGGTGGATACGGAGATCCAAAAGAACGGTAAAAATACACAGCTGATTAACCAGATAACTGACGATATCATCCAATTGAGGGAGCAGCACTACAAGTACATTGAGCGATTAGAACAGTTAGAGGAGGATAAAGAGCGATTGGAGAAACTTCTGAAATACTGCGAAAAGATGAAACCTTTCTCTTTAAAAACCTTTCACAATATGAGGCCACGAATCAAGCCGGGAGATAGTGTATATTCCAAGACCAACAGCGCAAGAGATGTTTCATACATGGACTTGGAAGGAGAAGACCACTTACCTGAAGAAGTTTTTATTGAGTATGTGTTGAGCGCAACCATTGATAAAGCAGGGGAAATCAAGTTTAAGTTTGCAGAGGGTGCAGAGTTTGGTTCGGGGTTAGACTATGAGAAGTACAAAGAGCGGTTTGAAAAACAAAAGAAGAAAATCCAAATGGAGGAGCTTTTAATCTCCGCTGAAGTACAAGAGGTGAAAGAGTTCTGTAAAGAATACAGAAAACCAAAGGAAATTCGAGAGCATTTGGGCATTAAGAGTGAAATTTCATATCGTAAAAGAATCCAGGAACCTCTTTATAAAGCGGGGAAGTTGATGACTAATGACGCAAAAGTAACTCAACTAAGAATGTATAGATGGGCAGATGAGGAGTAGGTGTGTAAAGAAAACTGATGTCTTTTTTTAGCTCCTAAGCTATCACCTAAGATGCCACCTAAGCCATCACCTAAGTTCTATTTTTTAATAATGTCACGTTAATCTCCATATATGAAGAAAAACATGCCAAAATTAAAACATCCATTTTCCACTTCACAAAACTGAATAAAGAAGATTATTCCCCAGTGACCCATAGGCCTGGGGTTTTATCAGCAATAGAAAAACCCACTGAGTTGGCAGATAACAATTATCTACCACTTGGTGGGTTATTTTTATTTGAAATATGATTCATACAAACTGTCCATACTCGAGGAGAAATCTCCCCAGCCAGGGTTTGTACTTTTTTCCCGATCGGTCAGATAGTACTGGTATTTATAGAGCATTTTCATGGCTGTTTTATCAGCCAGATCATTTCTGTATAGATAGTAAATCAGCTCATACATCTTGATGGCTTGTACATTATCTAAGCCTGTAGACCACTCTTCTGATTTTTCAATGAGTTGAATGGCATTATTATCATTAGCTGCGAAGTAGAGGAGACCTTTGACAGCAATATAAGACAATGATTTCACTTCTCCACGATCATCCTTGTTATCAAGCATCGGATCGTATTTAGTGAGAGAAGCAATTTTTGATTCAATGGTATCTCTTAAAATTTTTTCAACTTCTGTTAGAGATGAATCCTTGTGAATAATGATCTCCGGTGGAATGCTATCCCTTTTCGCATCTACATAATTTTGGGGAGAGATTCCAATCAGTTCATCATATACTGCTTCGTGAATAGCCAGATTTGGAAAGACGCTAAAAATGGGGTCTAGCCAGATCTCTTTAAATTGTTCAAATCTGATGCCTTTCTTAGTGATTGGCCTTCTATCTGGAGCAATAAGAAAATTCGCATCTAAAGTGATGATTTGTTCCGGATCTTCAATTATACTTATCAATGCTGGGTTTGGATGGGTTAGATTAATCTTCATCATCATCCTCCCCACTGAAGAAAGCATCAAGCTCATCTATGTCTTCTTGAGAGACTTTTATCTCATAACCAAATTCATCAGGTGTTCTATTGAAAAGGCTTAGGGTTTCTGCAAATTTATCTTCATCTATGAGATTGTCTTCAAAGTTTCTAATGATGATCTCGATTTCATTAGGGGAAGTACCAATATTTTTAGTTGGCTGATTCAATTTAAGAAACTCGTCTTTATTAGTGGCCAGACCTGCTTTTCCGTATTCACCTTGAAGATCTCGTTCATCAATAGAGTATAATTCTGCATACTGCTCTGATGAAATTGCACCTATCTCGTGCAGTCTTCTGACAAGTGAACGGTATGGGAGCCACCATGTGCAGTGGAGTCTAGCGATAAATCTCAACAGTGCTTTGTGTTGGATTTTCTCAAGAGAAGATGTCTTAAACTCATCAAGAACAATACTTTCCAGTACTGTTTCAGGTAACAAAAACTCTGCTGCAAAACGGTTAGCTTTTACTTCAATAAGGCTATTATCTTCATCTTCCGGTCTGCTCAGATGTGAGCCGGATTTCGTGTAATAGTGATATAGCTCATGAGCAATAGCAAAGATTTGTTTATCGTAATAATCTGCAGTATTTAGCCCGATGAAAGTTAGTTTTTTATCGCCTTCTTCGGAATACATTATAGCAGCAGAAAAAGCTGGTCTATCACCTTCAGATTCGATGGGATATTCCAGCAACATGATGTCTAGTCTATCAAGAATTGTAAAGATGTCATTTGCAATAGGTGTTTCGCCTACGAAGCCTAAAGAAAGGCGTTTTTCTCCGGCAAGTTTGCGAATTTCATCTACTTGTACTTCATTAAGCGTGATTGGATTCATTTTCAAATGAGCTCCTTAATTTGATTTGCTGTCTTAGGGACAACATCATAGTGAATAGTTTTTCTACGCCTTCTTTTTCACTATCGCTTAATGCTTCACTTCGAAGAGCAACAAAAGAGTTCGTTCGTTCTTTCTCCACAAACATTTCTGTAAGATCAAAACCTAAAACATTTGATAAAGCTTCAAACTGTACAATAGATGGAGTGAAGTCTTCTCTTTCAATGCGGCCTATCATAATTCTGTTTATACCGGTTAAATTACCGAGTTCTTCTTTTGTAAATCCTTTTGATTCTCTAAGGTTTCTAACTGTTTCAGCTAATTTTTTAGTTGATAAAGTTTTCATGGTTTGGGCCTCCTTTCAATACTATAGTATGCCCGTATCTAATTATATGATACTATAAATAACAAAATGCGTCAATCTTTATTAATATTGTACCCAATATGAAATAAATAATAACATAGGTTGTAAAAAAACTCAATCATGAAATATACAGTTTCATAAAACAATTATGCTTGATGGAGCAGCATAGGCAAAGATCGCAATAAAGTTTCTAGCCTCGGAAATGTACCGAACTTAGATAAAGTATTGGCTAGATTTCAGCTTTTTCAGAGTGAAATGGCTAAATCGCGTTTGTGGCCAATTTGAGCCGGATTAGTCGATTGTGGAGCAATGGGTCAAAAATTAAATGAAAAGCCGACACAGGCCAAACTGAAGCGTCGTTTTTTGAGAGGTTGCTCTAAAATTTTCAGTTTTGGGCAGATTAAGCTTTTAAGTTCAAATAAAGGATCTTGTTTTGTCTACATATATAATAGGAAGAAACTCGTTCAGGTGAGAGATGCATTGTCATGATGAAATGAGATAGCTTTTTACATTATATGAAGAAAGTGCTTTCTCGGTGTATTAAGCGGGGAAGGCTGCAAATAAAAAAGCTCCATCCACTTTTGGATAGAGCTACGAACTTCTTTATATATTTAGAATCAATTGCTTACGTATGCCGTAATTCGAACTAGTTCGAATTATATAGGAGTTATCGTTCAATGTCAAGTATCAGAATATTCTGAAAACAAGGTAGTTGGTGCAAAGTTTTATCAAAAAGATTGATTTTTTTAAGCCTGGATTTTGTAATTGTTCCTGATTATCTCATTGATTTTAGATTGCATAACGAGACATTGTATATTGGTCTCAGATTATTTTAGATGAAGAAAGGTCTGCTCGGGTAATTTTAAAACGCTCTGAGAGCGTATGTATGGATCAAAATTCTTGCTCATCATGTCGTGATGGGCTTTTTTGCTGTTAAAAACATGAATATTACCGAGAAATGAGGCTAAAACCAACTTTTTTCTTGACATTTTTCTATGTATTGGATTTCCTTTTTATCCTTCGAGAATCAAGGCGTAATTTCCAGCATTGCTGAAGAAGAGTCCCGCACAATAAGTGCTAATGTCAGCTGGGGGGTTCAGAAAAGATTCTCGCAAGGACAGCCTCATATTCCTACCACATACTTTTTAGGATATGACGAGGATGAAGAGGGGAATCTCATCATCAATGAAGATGAAGCTAAAACGGTGAGAAGGATCTTTCGAGAGTTTATCTCAGGAAAAGGGTCGGTCCAGATAGCTAACGGGTTGACGAAAGATAAAGTGAAAACAGCAAGGGATAATACAAAATGGACCAGTGATTCTGTTTTAAAAATACTTCGCAACGAAAAATTCTGCGGCCATGCATTATGTCAGAAATCAGTGACCCTGGACCCTCTAACCCACAAACGGGTCAGAAATAAAAATCATAAGCCGCAGTACTTTATACGGAACAACCACCCCGCAATCATCTCTGAAGAAGACTGGAATTATGTACAAAAGGAACTGGATAGAAGACGAAAAATGAAGCATGATCCTGACGGCAAATACCATAGAACCTATAGCGGAAAAGCACCATTTTCAAATATGCTTTACTGTGGAGAGTGTGGCATGCCGGTTCATAGAAGGCGCATAACATCAAAGCGAGATGGGAAGCCCTACAAGTTTACCGTTTGGCACTGCAGACTGGCGGCGCAAAAAGTAGAAGCTGACTTTGACTGCCATTCAAAGTATGTTTGGGAAGAGGTTATTGAAACAGCCTACAATGAAATGCTTCTGAAAATGACTGAAGAAATTGATCTCATAAGAGCTGAGGGGGAAGCGGCCATTGAGGATGTGAGCTTAACATACGACGAAAAAGAAAGGCTCAAAGAACTTGAAGAAATCATCGATCGAATCAATGATCGCATAAGTGAAATGGCCATGAGGGAAAGTGTCACGAATGATCCCATCTATGATGCAACCCTTAGAAATATGATCTATGAATCACAAATCTACCAGCAGGAGCATGAAGCGCTTGTCAAAAGCCAGGACGAAGAAATCTACATGAGGCAGAACCTAGAAGCCCTGATAACATATCTTGAAAGCCAAAGTAGCTTTGAAACCTTTGATGCAGCAGAATTTAAAAAGCTTGTCGAAAGAGGTATTCTCCACAAAGACTATGAGATTGAGTTTATCTTTAAATGCGGAGTCATAAGAACGGCTCAAGGCTGGAGACGTGGGAAGAACGAGTAGTGGTGGACTTTATAGACCACTTTATAGATTTATCTAATTAAATAAAATACTCCTTTACCTTATGGAGATTGTACTTGCAATAGTTTGACACCAATGCAAACATACAAGCAAGCGCAATATTTCAGAGGAAAGGAGTTTTTTTAATGGACCAAATAGATAAAAGTTTATGGATCAATAAATTATGGGATCCTTTAGAAAAGATAGAGGACAGTCCACTTCACAGTAAGCGAGAGGGAATCAAGGTAGCTGCCTATTGTAGAGTGAGTCTTGATTCACTGGGGCTGTCCCACTCATTGGAAAGCCAGGTAAGCCACTACACCCATGTGATTAATAGTAGGGATAATTGGACCTTTGTAGGTATTTATTTCGACAATCTGGTTACCGGGAGAAAAGCATCATTAAGACGAGGCTTCACTCGGATGCTCAGACACTGTGAAGAGCACAGAATTGACCTAATCTTAGTCAAAAATGTATCCCGGTTTTCAAGAAACACGAAAGAGCTTATTGAAGTCATTGAACGATTAAAAGAAATAAACGTAGCGGTATATTTTGAAGCGGAAAATATTACGAGCACTAGGAGTGAAACAGCCTATCTTCTAAAAACCTATGCCAGCATTGCTCAAGGGGAAATTGAGGCAACTTCCCAGGCGATAGAGTGGGGACATGAAAAACGAATGATGAAAGGCAAGGTTAATATCGGACACACATACGGCTATGATAAAACAAAAGTTGGTAATGAGACCGTCATTACAATCAATGAAGAGCAAGCACAAGTTGTTAGACAGATTTATCAAATGCATCTTGATGGTATGAGTAATAATGCCATTGCAGGTGAATTAACCATTAGAGGAGTCAGGACCTACTTTGGGAAGGAACTGTGGGGACCGAAGACGATAGCATCAATCTTATCAAACATTGCCTATACAGGAAACGCAAAGACCAGGAAACTTACAAGAGATTTGATGAGCAACAAAAGACGGTCATCAGAAGGGATACGGGATCAATATTTAATTGAGAACCACCATCCAGCGATTATAAGTCAGGAAGTCTTTGACCGGGTACAAGAAGAGAGAAACAAGAACAAAAGGGAATCTAAACCTCAACAAATTAGACCCAATCCGTTATCAAGGCGGATTCACTGTGGCAACTGCGGTCAGAATTTTAGAAGAAATAGAATTAAACCATGGGAGTATTTCAGGTGCGTCTCGGCAATAACAAACAAAAACCTCTGCAGCTCACCGACTATACGGGAAGACCTCATGGTTGAAATAATGCTAAAAGCTTTTACAGTACGCTTTGATACTCAAGATCCAAAATTGATTAAAATGCTACAAAGAATGTTGATTAGGATAAACCAGAATGACTACTTTGAGTTCCATCGCCTAAAAGCCTTGACTCAGATGCAATTGGCTAAAAGGTTGAGAGATATTCAATTTACAGATGAGGACATTAATCAGCTGGAAAAGGATTATGAGAAATTTGAGAACCGGCTTGTAGAAATAGAAGATGATAGGGATTATCGGCTCGGTTCCATAAAATGGCTTGAGAATGTTAAAACATTTGAAGAATTTGAAGGGAAAGCCACTATTGAATACTTACGGGCTTGGATTCTTTCTTTGGACATTTATTCAAAAGATGATTATAAAATTTACTGGATCGATGGGAAAGAAACAGAGGTTGGAAGCTGCAAACCCATAAAACCAAACATAGAAGAGTCGTTATCAGAGTTGCATCCAAATGGGGATTTAGTGGTTCAAAAAGACACTAATTTTGAATTGATGACAAACATCCAAATCGCCTCGGAGAAAGGGGGTGATCAAAATTACGTTGATGAGGAGGACGGAAAGATGTTAGCAGAAAGAAGACTTGAACCGAATTTGATGGTTAAAAATATACAAAAACAATTGAGCAACTCTGTGATAATGCGGACGAGTGTACCGGTAGTGAGAGATAAGAAATTAAAAGTGGCTGCATATGTCCGTGTTTCTACAGAACTGGAGCAGCAAAAAACAAGTATTAAGACCCAATACTCATATTATCTGTACCTTATCCTCAAGGACCCACGCTACATTTTAGCCGATATCTATATAGATGATGGCAAAAGCGGAAGAACGACTGAAGGAAGGCCCGAGTTCAAACGCATGATGGAAGATTGCAAAACAGGTAGAGTGGACCTGATCATTACAAAATCGCTATCTCGATTTGCCAGAAATACTGTCGATACATTAACCTACTTAAACATGTTGAAAAGTCTGGATCCGCCAGTTGACGTTTGGTTCGAGCGCGAGAACTTAAGGGCGCTTGATGAAAAGAGCAATGTCCTGATCAATCTGTTATCCGCACTGGGGCAGGAGGAAAGTGTCAACATCGGTGAATCCATTGCCTGGGGCAGAAGAAGCCTAGCCCAAAGAGGGGTTGTAAGACCGGCGGTTCAAGGCTACGGCTATCAATACGATAAAAATAAAGAGTGGATAATTAACGATGAAGAAGCTGAAGTTGTGCAGAGGATCTATGATGAGTATGAAAAAGGAAAGACAATAAGGGCTATAAGAGATTTACTCATATCTGAATCAGTTCCAACTCCCGGAGGACAAGAAGCATGGTGCGACACCACCATTGGAAGGATATTGCGCTCTGAAATTTATCGGGGCAATTACATTTATCAGAGATTTCATTCGGGACTTACTCTGGCAAATGAACGGGTGAAGAATACAGGGGAGCTGCCCATGTATTTCATTGAGAATCACCACAAAGCAATTATTGGAGAAGAGCAGTGGGAAAGGGTTCAAAAATTAACTGAAGCAAATGAAAAGAAACGTAAAAAGAGTCAAAAGAAATATCCGGATGACCATGGTAAGAATGAATCTTTTACAAAGAAATTTTACTGCGGAAAATGTGGAAGTTTAGTCGGATATAGTAGAGCCATCAACAGACAGAAGAAAAATTATGAGGTGAGGTGGTGGTGCTGCTATCAATCATCGAGAGGGCACTGTGATTCCATGTACATGAAGCAGGAGTACGTTGAAGAAAACTTCTCTCAGCTTATGATGGACATAAAATTCAACCCTGCATTTAATGAGTACCTTGATGCCTTTATTGAAGACTTGCGAATAAAGCCAGAGGAAGAAAAGCAAAGAGCGATCTTAGAAAAGCAAAAAGACGATTTAAACCAGAAGCTTTATGAAGCGGTTGAAGATGAACTAGGCAGAAAAGGAAAAGATGCAAAACTGGTTGATCATTTGACAGAAGAGATCATGAAGATAAGAGAGCAAATGGTTGATTTCATGGCCCGAGAAGAACAGCAGGCTGAGATAGAAGAGGATATCAACACCCTCAGAAAAGCGCTGGCCATTTATACCGATGAAAGAAGAGACGACCTTGGTTATTACTTAAATGCACCAGAGTTTCAACCTGAACTATTTGGCCGCTTTATTGAGAAAGGAACTATTCATGAAGACGGTCAGATTATCTATCGGTTCCATTCCGGTTTTGAGTGGAGAGCGTCAATAAACTACAGAGTCTTTCAAGAACAGGAGAAACGTAGAAAAAAAGCAAAATACCAATTAGAAAAGAAAGAGTTTTTAAAAGGGCCTGAGGTGAAGGCTTTACTAAAATATTGTGAAGAGCCAAGAAAGTTGACTGAGATGATTGATTTCTTGGGAAAATATTCTTC